GTAACACGTGAGATATATGTTACCCCGCACCCTATTATACCAACCAATAAATCATGGGGATTTACACAATCGATGCTAAACGCTACGGCTGGCGAAGGTTTAGGATATGGAATGCTAGCAGGCGATAACTCAGTTCTTTACAAACGATTAGATTGGAATAATGGAGATAGAGCACCTTTTCCCGTTAGTCCGACTCCAGTCTTGGGGACTTACAGTGTCGAAGGATATGAATTCCCTAACCCACAAGTAGCAACACATAACCCGTTTACTTGGTACACTCCACACATTTACTTAACTGCAAAATTAAATATTGAAGATGATGCTACAGCAATACCTTGTAAAATTTCTTTTTATCTAAAAGTAAAGAAAACTAAGTGTAGTGCATTAGAGAGTTCTATGGGATTGTATAAAGAACAACTTGAAGCAAGTGCTCGCCCATTGTCTTCTACAACTAATTGGATTGACCCAACCACTTCAGCAGCAGGCAGGTCAATGCCGAGTTGGAAATATGGCGGTTCTAGGCCTGAAATTATGACAACATCAACTAATATTCTAAAGTATTACAATAAATTAGCAGCGGCGTCTTATCAAGATATGGACCCGATCTCTGCATTTAGAGTTCGATACAAAGAAGCAACAACCATGGTTAACTATGATGCGGCATTTGGAGATACTACAACCGGAATTCCTGATTGGATAACAATTATGGACGCATCCGGCGTTACTAGTGGCCCATTGCGAAGTTATCCGCCACCAGTTAAATTTAGTGGTAACGGTAATACTGTAATGTACGATAGTGCCGGTAACCCTGCGTCAATCGTCACATGAAATATAGGCAAACAAATCATTTGTAATTTTTTTTTCTACGGCAATTAAGAGATCGTAACGGTCAGCATGACCGGCTTGATTCAAAACGTGTAGTTCTTGTAATTCAAAACCACGAGCTCTACCAAACCCGCTACTTTCCCAACCAAATGAAATTACATATCCTCCTGATGCGACACAATTAGCAAGAGAGTTTCTTGCACGTCCCCATTTGTTTTGCGTTTGCCAAAGGGGGAGTTTTTCACCTATGTTTTCATATTGTTCTTTTAATTGTCTAAGTGAATATGGCGGGTCAAATAATATTAAATCAAATTGTATATCTTTATTTTCCATTAATTCGCCAAAATCATTTGCTTCCATATTGTACGTGGCACCAAATTTGGGATTTAGATCGTTTGTGATTAAAGTTGTACCTTGTCTTCTGATTGTTTTATTGTTTGAAAATGGGTCACAAATTCGAATATGACCAGGATTTGAAAGTTTTAATTTTCTTATGATATTATCAATTATTTTTTTGACGTGTTTGTTTTCAAATGGGTGTGCTGTTATGTTTGTAATGTGATAAGTCATTTTTGGATTCATTCAACCACTTCCTTTTTCATCATGTAGATTAATTCCCTTTGAGTTTTAGTTAATTCACTCCTTGCCATAAGATGATTAAAAATATCTCTTATTTCTATTTCGTACATGTCAAACCCATCCTTTTCATCAAGATAGGCTTCAAGAGCACGGGCGACGACTCTTGAACGTGTTCCTTTTGTTTTATCTTTTAATCGAATTGCAATTGCAATTGGTATGTTTGCGCTGATTACTGTCTTCATCAAACTACCCTAATTTGACTTTTATTAAATAAATAACGGTTAGAATTAGGGGGAGAGGTGTAGTTGTGGGACTGCGTCCCATAACCACGTTCCGACGGTGTAGATGTTCAAGTTGTGTGAAAGATATAGTATAAGTACCTAGTAGTAACAAAACTAAACTATGGCAAAGAACAAAGGCGACCTTATACTTAGGGATAGAATGGAATTTGATATTGATGGAAGCGGAGATCGTACCACTGTTTATGGTAGAATAGATTTGTCCGCTTATGTATCCGTTGCAAACAAGCGCGGTCTTGCAGTCAAAAACATCTTTTTTCACGTTAGAGAGCAGAATTCACAAAGACTCCCTAATACCGGTCTATGGGACTGGGCAGTTGCAGATGAAGTAGCAGATGCTACCGGTCACGTTGCCGCTCTAAAGCTCGTAGCAACAAGCCGTGCATATGAGAATATGGCGGATATTGGGATTGCAAGTCCTGATGTACTATGTGTAAAGGAATACCTTTCTATTACATCACCTACAGTTAATTCCGGTGACGGTACTTCTTACGCTTATGCAGAGAACTTTTACGGTCCTATGGACTTACACCCTGAAGGTTACACTCTTGTTTCCGATCTCTTGATTGGTGTTGCTGCTGATAAGTGGCTTGCAAATACTGACTCAACACTAGAAGTTGATGTCATGCTTATTGCTGAGGAAGTCGCAGTTACCCAAGAAAGAATGAACGATATGCTCCAACAGGCACAAGACCTTTGACGGGGGTCTTTAATTGCCTAAAGGTAAAATCGTAAAGAAGGGTGTTAAGAGTGCCCTCAAGAAAGCCGGAGGAAAAGCGAAACTTGGTGCTGGCGCTGTCGCTGCTGAAAAAGCGGTCGATGTCCTTGACAACCCGTTACTCTCTGCTGCGGAAGGTGCTGTTATTGGTGCTGCTGTTGGTGGCGTGCCGGGTGCTATTGCCGGAGGCCTCATTGGCTTCGTGCTTGCAGATGGCGAGCGAATTACTCCTATTGATATGATTGCAATACCAGCATATCAGTATTCAGCAATGTTACAAGGTAGAGAACCAACCTTTCAAATCTTCATTAAAGAAGGTGAATTGATTGTTCCAGTGCAACCAACTGATTTCATGACGTCTTCGGCAATCGTAGAAAGTGTACCCGCTGCAGCTCGTAAACCAAAGAGAAAATTATCTGCTTGGAATAAGTACGTAAAAAATAAAAAGAATCAAATTAAATTTAAAAACGGTAAGTTGAATCTAAAAAAGATGGCAGTACAATTTAGGAAAGGGAGGAAGAAATAGATGCCTATACACACTATACGTGAAACTTTAATTGGGACATTTAATGAATTAGGTGACGGGAGATCGTCGTCATTAGTTCAAAAGCGTATTAATTTAGAACCTGGTCATAGATATATGATTGAAGCCATTCAATGCTTTGATGATGATATTACAGTTACAGGCACTAGCACGAATGGTTCAATGGTAACACGTGAGATATATGTTACCCCGCACCCTATTATACCAACCAATAAATCATGGGGATTTACACAATCGATGCTAAACGCTACGGCTGGCGAAGGTTTAGGATATGGAATGCTAGCAGGC